AAAGAAGAGAGTGATACATTAATGAGTAAATTTGAAGATGGATTTACACCTAAACAATTTAAAAAAATACTAGTATCAGACCCAATTAGTAAATATTATGGTGCAAAACGAGAAGACGTTTTTGAAATTACACGAATTAATAAAACAATTGGTATACAATTAGATTATAGATACGTAAAATAATATATAAAAGAATAATAGTATATCTATTAGAGATGAAATATATAAATTATAATGACTTTATTGATAATCGATTTGTAACAAAAGTTTCTGTATGGATAAAAAATCACACGAATCATAACTTTCCTAAAACAAAACAAAAATGGCTATCATTATTAAGAAATCAATTTAGAAAATGTAAAGTAACAGATGGGGAGATTACATTTAAAAACTTCAAATATAAATATGGTGGTTACTTTTTTGTAAATGAAAATTATTTATTTAAACGTTTAGTGAAATATGGTGTATTATCAGTGAACAGAGATAAAATATCAATCAATAAAAGGTATTATAAAGATAGTTATAAACGAAAAAATAATAATACATCTAATAATAAAAAACGAGTCTGTCGTAATTAGATTCATAATATAAAAATAATACAAAAATAATATAAAAATAATATAAAATAACATAAAATTAATTTAATTTTATATTATTATAAAATGGCTAGATATGAATCAATCGGTAATAGTGATATAGATGACGATATGCAAAATCTATATTCTACATTAATTGATGATAATATTGATATTAATAATAATTTAGCTAGTACATTAAATAATTTAACCACCAATAATATACTCATTTCATTATCATTTAATATAAATGATATTATTACAGAAGAAATATCGAAATATTTAGATAACAGTGAAATAGAAAATAAAGTCAATGATTTATTAATTGATAAAAAAATTAAAGATGATATTGATATATCTATTAAAAAATATTGTAATAATACAACTAAATTAAAGGAATATTATAATAGTTTATATAATAAGGTAATTAAATTAAGTACTGATCTTGATTGTTCAATAAAATTATTAAATAATAAAAAAAAATCAATTAAAATATTTCTAGACAATTTCAATCTATCTGATAATGAAAAGAAGGATATTATTAATATTACATTAGAAGATGTTAATCTAATAAATAATAAAGTAAATAAAATGATTGAAATGTATGTGATTACAAAATGTAAATTATTATATGTCAAATCTATCTTTAAGAATACTCATGAAAATAAATACATTTGTAATATTTGTATTTCAAATGTAGATTCATTATATGCGTTTGATAAATGTGGACATTGTTTTTGTATCAATTGTATTAATCATCCATCAGTCATTCGATCAAATAAATGTCCTATTTGTAGACAACCATACTCTTCTAAAATAAAACTTTTTTTATAAAGTATAAAATTTATTAGTATTATTATCTGATGTTATTTTCCACAATCCATATGTAATAAAAAAGAATACAATTGAGTATACAACTGGTACCTTTGGTTTAATTCCAATTAGAAGATTTGATAATAATCCAAAAAATATTGCCACTGTAAATGTTGTTACAATAATATCTGATAAAACTCTTTTCATATATAGTAATTATATATAATTTTGTGATTCAACTCCTTCACCAATTAGTCTATTATCTAGATGTAAAACAGTATTAATAAATATTTTAGTAACTCCGTAATAAATTACAAATGCGGATGCTAATACTGCTGCTTTCCAAACTATTGTACTGTCTGGGTCTATAACAATATTAGATAATAATAATCCATAAACAAATAGAATAAAAATAGGACCCATTAAGAATTTCTTAAAATCACTCATTTTCACTAATACATTATACGTTTTAAAATAATAAAAGGATATTACAATAATATATAAAACAGAAGCACTCCCAATCAATCCATATGCGTATACATTAGTCATAACTATATCATTTATCAATATTAAAATAATAAAAATAATTAGCTAATATTTTTGTTGTATAAAACCACATTAAGTAAATAATAGTCATAATTACAAGAGTTGAAATAATATACAAATAATTTCTATTAAATAAAGAATGTTCTGAATTAGTATATAACGCCTCTGATACAACAAAAAATAGAAATACAAATAAAATACATGATACAATTGCTTCTATATTATCATATGGTCTATTAATAAGACTAACCATTATATATTATATACAATATAATATATAATATGCTATTTGGTAGTATTATTAAAGATAGCGGTAAAAGCTTCGATAATTATGTCTATGGTAAAGATACAATTATATCGGACAAATGTAACATTGAATATTTTTCTAATAAAATTAATCCATTTTGGTATATATTAATACTATTATTAGTAGTTGTTCTTATAATATGGTTTGCTTAATCAGGTCAAAATAAAAGTGAATTTAAACTTTATTTATTATTATTATATATAATAAATAATGTCAAGTATTAAACAGCAAATTTCATATGACTATGACAAATTACTTCAACTTTTAGAACTATACCTTAAAGGAAATGATGAAACATACCGGGATAATACAACATATGCCGATCGTGAGGATTTAAAAGATATCTATCCAGGTGCAGTAAGTAGTGTTACAACAATGCCGCTTACAATGGAATCTGTTCAGAAAGCACTTAAATGGCAAGAGCAGATTCAGAGTAAGTTTCAAGGTATGTTAGGTAAAAAAAATTGATTATTTAATGATTTAATTCATATATAATATATTATAATAACAATGGTTAAGAATAAGTTTGGAGGCTCACGCCATAAAAAAGCTGCCAGTAAAAATGAAGGTCAAGTACGAGAATTAATTTTTCGTGAAGGAGGGCAATCATATGCTCTTGTTACCAAAGTATTAGGAAATGCACAATTTAATGTAAAATGTCTTATGGAAGATGGAACCATTGAAAATAAGATAGCTATTGCAAGGCAGCGAAATAAACGAAAACGAGGTGGTTGGATTAATCTAGATGCTATTATTTTAGTATCTATGCGTGATTTCCAATCAACTAAGTGTGACATTATTCACAGTTATGATCGAGATGAGGTCATTAAATTGATTAAATATAAAGAATTAACGAATGATTTTTGTAATTTTCAAGAAGAGGATGAAGATGAGGCCTTTGAATTTACAGAGTTTGCTGAATCATATAATGATCCATCCAAGAAGGACAACCTTATTGATAATATTTAATATTTATAAAAATGAAATAATAACTCTTATAATTAGAGTTATAATTATTACTGTTTTCAATGAATAAACAAGATATACTGAGACTTATCGGTGCTACGCTTATTGGAGGATATTTAGGTTTGCGTAATATGCAAGAAATTATTCATAGAGAATATGTAGAGCGAGAATTACAAGTAGTTCTAGCTAGTCTACAAATGGAAATTATACCATATGATGAAAATTATTAAAAATGAAACATATCAAGAATTACATAATAACTCACATCCATAACAATGGGTGTTAACTCTTCACATAATGACTCATCTGTGAATACGGATAGTCAAATCTCTATCACATGTAACTCCAGTGAGGATGAGATTGAGAAGGAGATTGAACGTCTTTCTCTTCATACTCAATATCTAGTAAGGAGTATTCAGGTGGACACTTTGTCTAATTGATATTTCAATTAATTATAATAAAAACTTATATAAATAATTATTTATTATTTATATATTATATAATAGTATATATTGAATGACTTCAATTAACAACGATAACATCCGTTCCATCATAATAATTCAGAATAAGTTTAGGATGATAAAACAACAATTATTTGTCTTAAACAATGAATTATTAGTGACCAAATCTCTAATTTACAATATGTTAGATAATGTAAATAAAACATTTAATAATAAAATAATTGGAACAAAAAAATATAATATAAATTTAGACTTAATAAGTGAGATTCATGATGAGTTTAAAGAATTTCCATCAACGCCAATAAAATTATCAAGTTTGGCTAATATTTCTTTGTTAGAATTACAGGTTAAAAAAAGCAAATTAACCAATAAAATATTAGAGGCTGTTAAAATAGTTGGATTATCAAACTTAGATGACATATTAAAATTATTTGTTGGTAGTAGATGGACAGATAATGTTTCACATGATTTTTATAATTTAGTTGTTTTTTTTAATAAATATATTAATATTATTAAGGTTGATATTATTAAAAATGAAAGTAAAATTAAGGAAATATTAGAAATAGCTGAAAATGAAAACTTTCAGACACCAAAAGAACTTCCTTTTTGTACTAGATCCTATCCAACAGTCACAAAATCATTTTATGAAAAGATAGAAGGTATCCGATTATTTATACCGTATAAAGATTATTATATTAAAGTTATTGCAGTATTCAAACAGGATACATTATCTCTTGCTAAAAATGAACTACCATTTGCTGACAAATATTCTAAAATATTAGCACAGTTAAAATCTTTGGATATACCTGACTCATTTAAATATGATTTTTTAGCTCAACTTTCATTACGAGATTTTGTTTCAAATTGTGTAACTGAAATAATTAATAAAGTCCGAAATAATTATAATGATTTAAATCGACTAAAATCTAAAACTTTATCTGAAACAGTTAAAGAATTTGTTAAGAGTACAGTTGAAAAACAGAGAAAGATAATTATTCTTTTACTTATTTCTGAGGAAGCAGAAGACAATTTCTTAGCACATATTATTTATGATATGATATTAAATGATTCATATTTATTAAAATCCCAACCAACATCTGAATTGATTTATAATTCATTGGCATGGAATATTAAAAAGAAAATAAAGCTTACAGAAAAAAACTTTGAAAAAGAAAAAAAACGACTTAAGAATTTAACTGAAAGTGATATTCCAATTGAGAAAAGAATAGCATTGATGAAAGCAGATGATATTGTTAAGACAAAAGCATATGATAAATTGGCCGAATCAGGTGGATCAAAAGAATCAAGTGCAAAGGCTACTAAATATCTTGAAGGATTATTAAAAATACCATTTGGTTCATATAAGAAAGAATATATTTTATCATTCCTGGATACTTTCAAATCAAAATTAAAATCATTAATAAATGAGATATTTGAGAATATCAAAGAGTTAGATGAAAGTCCATTAAAAAAATTACTAACAGAGTTAAAAGAGAGAGATATAGTAGACACACTTGAAACTGAAACAGATGTATCCAAATTTATGAAAGAATTAAAATTAAATATTGAAAAATTAGATATTAATTTGGTAACAACAACAGTTGAGGATACAAATATTGATGAGACATTTGAAATAAATAAAGATTTAATCAAGGATTGTATTGAAAAAATTAAAACTATTCAAAATATTAGAGATGTTCTAAAAAAGAATGATACTTATAATATTTATAATTTATCTAGAATAGAAGGTGAATTAAAAACAATTGAACAACAGTTAGGGCTGTCAAAAGATGATATTAATTCTAATTATAATCATAAGAGTGTTGATATAATATATTCTAATATTGATAAGTTAATTACAGAATGGAATGATTTTAAAGAAAAGAAGAAAAAATATTTAATTCAAGTAAGAGATACATTAGATAAATGTGTTCACGGTCACGATGAATGTAAAATGCACATTGAACGAATTGTTGGACAATGGATTAATGGTAAAATGGAAGGTACTGTATTTGGAATGCAAGGACCACCTGGTGTAGGTAAAACAACTATTGCGAAAAATGGTATTGCGAAATGTTTAATTGATATAAATGGTGAATCACGTCCATTTTGTTTCCTACCACTTGGCGGTTCGAGCAATGGTTCAACTCTTGAAGGTCATAATTATACATATGTTGGTTCAACTTGGGGAAAAATAGTAGACATGATCATTGAGTCCAAATGTATGAATCCGATTATTTATATTGATGAAGTTGATAAGGTTTCCAAAAGTGAGCGAGGTCAAGAAATCATAAGTATTTTAACGCATTTAACAGATTTAACCCAAAATGGATCTTTTAGTGACAGATATTTTAGTGGTATTCCAATTGATTTATCAAAAGTTGTTTTTATATTTTCATATAATGATCGTAGTAAAATTGATAGAATCTTATTAGATCGTATTACTGAAATTAAAGTTAAAGCAATTAATAACACTGATAAATTGAAAGTAGCGAAATGTTATTTAATGCCAGAGATTTTAGATCAGGTAGGCTTTAAAGATGGAGATATAGTGATTAATAAGAAGGAATTATTATACGTTATTGAGAATTACACATTTGAGGCAGGTGTTCGAAAATTAAAAGAAAAATTATATGAAATTGTCAGAGAAATCAATTTAAATAGAATCACCGATGATGAAGAAATGGATTTCCCATATACCGTTTCACAAGAAAAGATAGATGAGATCTTTTCTAATAATTCAAAGATTATTCTTAAAAAATGTGCGAAAGAACCACATATTGGAATGGTTAATGGTTTATACGCTACATCTCTTGGAACAGGTGGACTAACAATTATTCAAGTTTACAAAACAATATCAGATAATAAATTATCACTTGAATTAACTGGTTCACAGGGAGATGTAATGAAAGAAAGTATGAAAGTTGCTAAAACATTGGCATGGAATATAATACCAGACAATATTAAAAAGAGTATCAAAGCGACATGGGATGACTTTGGACCATTTGGATTACATATTCATTGTCCAGAAGGAGCAACACCTAAGGATGGTCCTTCAGCTGGTACAGCAATCACATGTGCAATTATTTCAAGATTGTGTGGAATTAAAATTAGTAATCTAATAGCTTTAACTGGTGAAATTACATTACGTGGTAATGTAACTGCAATTGGTGGAGTTGATTCTAAAGTAAGTGGTGCAAAGAGAGCTGGTGCTAAAAAAGTATTACTACCAGAAGATAATAGACAAGACTATGAGAAATATGTTAAAAAAGAAAAAGAAGCATTATTAAGTAGTTCTGAATTTACAGAAATAGAGGCAGATGAGATCTTAAACTCAATTGAGGTAATTTTTGTATCACATTTGAAAGAAGTTGTTAAACATATATTTGTAGATAATACATTAGAGTTCCAGTTTGAAAACATCTAATTTTTGTATATTTTCAAAAATATATAGTCATAAACAATACCAATTATATCATAATATGATATAATTTGTTCATAATAATTAAGAGTCATTTTAAATAAAATTTAAATAAAATTAAATAAAAAATGCCAAAATACTTATTTAAAATTATATATTATATATATATTAATATGTTAAAACTAACTGAATCACAAAAATGGACAGTCTTAAATAGTTTTTTTAAAGATAAAAAAAATCTAGTTTTACATCATCTTAATTCATTTAATCATTTTATGCGAGAAGATATTCCATCGATTATTGAAGAAAACAATCCAATTGTAGTAAATTATGAGTATAATAAAACACATAATAAATTCATGAAAGAATATCGTATTGAAATTGGTAATATTTATATTAGTAAACCAGTTATTAATGAACCAAATGGTGTAATTAATCAAATGTACCCAATGGATGCACGATTACGCAATTTAACATATGGTTCATCTTTATATGTTGATATTAAACATTGTATTCGAACACATAATATAAAAGATGATAGCTATACAGATGAAGAGTTTCCATTAATTAGTAAAAAAAACTTTGGGAAACTTCCAATTATGTTACAAAGTGATTTTTGTGTATTATCAAATCAACCAAGTAAAACTCTTGCAGAAATGGGTGAATGTGAATACGATACTGGTGGTTATTTTATTGTAAAAGGACAAGAAAAAGTTATTGTATGTCAAGAATGTAAATGCGTTAATAAAGTATATGTATTTCCAAATAGTAAAGTGTCAGCACATAAATATACGCATATTGCTCAAATTAGATCAGTGCCGTATAAAGTAAGAGGAGTTATTCGGGTTGTTAAAGTTAAAATGACATCGAAGGGATCCTTTGGAAAAACCTTAAAAGTAGAAATTAGATTTATTAAAACAGATATTCCAGTGTTTATTCTTTTCAGAGCAATTGGAATTATCACAGATAAAGAAATCTGTGAATATATTTGCAATGATATTAATAATAAAGATATGATGGAATTACTTAAAACATCAATGGAAGAAGCTTCTGTAATTAACACACAAGAATTAGCAATTCAATATATTTCAAATTATTTTAATTTTTATAACAAAAATAAAGTATCAGATGAAGAGTTTAAATATTATAAATATAAGAAAATTATTAATGTAATTAAGGAATCTTTGCTACCACATGTGGGTGATAGTTTCAAAAGTAAAGCTTTATATTTAGGATATATGACAAAATGTTTACTTGGTAATATTTTAGGTGTTGATAAAACTGATATTCGAGATTCATATATTAATAAACGAGTATTTACCTCAGGAGAATTATTAGCGATTCTATTCCGAGAAAATTATATGAAAATTATTAGGGATCTTAAAAATACAGTTGAAAAAGATATTTATTCAGGAAGAGTAGATGAATTAAAAATTAATTTATCAAAAAAAATTAAACCAAACTCATTAGAGATTTCTATGCTACGAGCATTAAAAACAGGTGATTGGGGAATTAAAAGTATGGATGGAATGAAGGGTGTTTCACAAGTTATGGGACGATTATCATATCTTCAAACATTATCACACTTACGAAGAATCATTTCACCACTTCAACGAGATGCCAAGATTATTGAACCTCGTAAATTACATAGTACACAATATGGATTTATTTGTCCAAGTGAAACTCCAGAAGGTGAAAGTATTGGTATTGTTAAGAATATGGCACTTACATCATATATTACAAGTAATATGAGTGTAGATACTGTATTAAATATATTAAAATCGAATGAATTAATTCCAATTGATGAAGTATTTCCAAAAAATATTCTACGAAGTCTTAAAATTTTCATAAATGGTAATTGGGTTGGTATTCACAATGATTCTAAAAAAATATATGATATTCTAATTGAACATCGTCAAAAAGGAATTATTCATCCACATACATCAATCTGTTGGAAATATAAAGAGTCTGTATTACATATTTCTACAGATGGTGGTAGATTAATTCGACCAATGTTTCTGGTGAAAGATAATAAATTACAAATTACAGAAGCTATCTTAAAAGATTTAAGTGATAATAAAATTAAGTTTGATGATCTCATTATTAAACACAACTGTATTGGATATGTTGATTCAGAAGAATCTGACTCACTAATGTTTGCAATGAATACTAAAAAATTAGAAGAAAATAAAAGAACAAATGATTTATTTGTAAATTATACACACTGTGAATTACATCCTTCTATGATGTTTGGTGTTCTTGTTTCAAATATTCCATTTGCAAATCATAATCAGGCTCCTCGTAATATTTATCAGGGTGCTATGGGAAAACAAGCACTTGGTATATACGCAACAAACTTTGCAAAACGAATGGATACAACTTCTTATATTCTTCATTATCCACAGAAACCACTTGCTACAACAAAAGCTAGTATTCATGTCAATAGTAATACATTACCATCTGGTTCAAATGCGATTGTCGCTATTGCATGTTATACTGGATATAATCAGGAAGATAGTTTAATTTTCAATCGTTCTTCTATTGAGAGAGGATTATTTGTATCAAGTACATATAAAACATATAAAGATGAAGAGAAACGAAATAGTTCTACATTAGAAGATGAGAAGTTTTGTAAGCCTGAAAAGTTTTATTCAGATAATACACTTAAAACAACTGGAATGAAGGGTGGTTCATATGATAAAATTAATAACGAAGGCTTCGCACAAGTAGGCCAAGAAGTTAAATCTGGTGATATTATTATTGGAAAAGTATCACCTATTAAAGGGGCTACTGACGGAGAACCAAAATATAAAGATATTAGTAAATCAATCAAAAAGAATGAGAGTGGAACAATTGATGAAGTATACGTAAATCGTAATGATGGAAGTTATCGTGTTGCAAAAGTTCGTGTTAGGACATTACGACCACCTGGCGTAGGTGATAAGTTTTCTAGTCGTCATGGTCAAAAAGGTACAATTGGAATTACATATTCAGAAGAAGATATGCCATATACAAAAGATGGCATTCGACCAGATATTATTATGAATCCACATGCTATTCCATCCCGTATGACAATCGGTCATTTAATTGAGACCTGTTCCGGAAAAATTGGTTCTGTATTAGGAAAAGAGATGGATGCAACTCCATTCACGGACATTAGTATTGATAAAATAGGTGAGATTTTACAAAAAGAGTGTGGATATTCCAAAACAGGTAAAGAAGTTATGTATTGTGGTAAAACTGGTAAAATTATTCACGCAAATATTTTTATTGGTCCAATCTTCTATTACAAACTTAAACATATGGTTCTTGATAAGATTCATAGTCGTCTATCTGGACCATACCAATTACTAACACGTCAGCCATCAGAGGGTCGTTCACGAGATGGTGGTCTTCGTTTAGGTGAGATGGAACGTGATGTACTGTTAGCACATGGTGCGGTACAATTCTTAAAAGAGCGAACATTCGACAATTCAGATAAGTTTCAGTTTTATGTCTGTAAACGAACAGGGATGATTTCAGCAGTTAATGAAGAAAAACATATTTATAAATCATTACACGATCCAACGAATCATACTGAGTTTGCGAAGGTTCAAATCCCATATGCATCTAAATTATTGATTCAGGAGTTAATCAGTATGAATATTGCACCTCGTATTTTTACTTAAAGTAAATATATAATTAATCTCATATAATGGACGACACGGATTTAATTAGCAAGTTGAAATTTATAGGAAAGATAAATGATTCTGAAAAAATTGATATTAAATATATGACCTTACAAAAAGATACATATACAACATCATTCATACGAACCTTTTTAAGTAATAATTGTAGACAAAATACATTAAATTTTATTAGTACTGTAATAGAACAAAGTATTCATTTAATTGATACTTATTTCACATCAAACAATGAATCAAAAATACGAATGGCACAAAATATATATAAAGACTTTTTAGGATCTATAAAAGGATTGCGATCATTAAAAACAACTTATAGTAATGATACAATGTTCTGTTGTAAAATACAAACAATTATTGAACATATTGAAACAAAAACATTAGATTTTAATAAAAAATATACAATTGAAAGTTCTGAATCACCTATTTTTGAAGATTTTAGTGATTAATTTCATTATTGTATAATTACAATTCTCAAAATTATTATATGATATAATACTATATAAATAAATGTCTAGAATTTCAAATTATAGATTAGTAACATTAAGTTCTAATACTGATAATACTAGTTATCAGGATCTTGTAGAATCTGACATCGCCGATATTAATTCACTAAATCCAGATAGTGATACTAATATTATTGATTATTCCGCCTTAAAAATTTTGGTAAATAAGGCTACTGGTGAAGATGTGAACCTTGAGAATAAATTAGTTGATGAGTATAGTTGGGCCGACCAACATGGTGGTATAAGTGACCCGTTATCAGATACTCGTTTAGTTTATGTTTATAAAAATAGTTATAATAACACTAAATATTTTAAGATAGAAGAAGACAATTCTCAATATTCTCCATATTCTAAATCTGCTGAATTTGACAATATAACTAATGTGTCACTATATAGTGAGAATGGTCCAAATATACTTGTTATGCTTAATTTTGGATACTCCGTCGCCGCTGATTATGATAAATTTGTCAACCAGTTAGATCATAACATAACCATCAAAGAGAGTAAAACTAAAAAGGGTAATGAGTTTAAAAAACTATTAAACTTAAAACTGGCCCAGACTGGTACAACCACTTTTAAAATGTCAAAGGAAGAGGCAGCCACTATTTTATCAGATATCAAACCGATTGATATGTCGGATAAAATTACAGAAGATTTAACAGTTTTGAAGACCAATATGATCCATATATTTCCCATTGAACCAATTACTATATATTCTGGACTTATGAGGAATGATTCTGTACAGATTTATATAAGTAATACCCAGCAAAACTATATGATAACTCGCACAAATGATACAGAGTATCGAGTTCAGACGGTTATTAGTAGCCTCCCCCTTAATATAAGTTTATGGAACACTGTTAATACAGATACTGATAATACATATGAGGAAGATGCTGACTGGACCAGTCCAGGTGGTACATATTTTCTATTTGGCGGTGCCCTCGGCCACCCCTCGTCACAACCAGAACCAGAACCAGAGCCAGAACCAGAACCTGAACCAGAACCAGAACCAGAACCAGAACCTGAGCCTGAACCTGAACCAGAGCCCGAACCTGAACCAGAGCCGGAACCAGAACCAGAGCCAGAACCAGAACCTGAGCCAGAGCCAGAGCCAGAACCTGAACCAGAACCTGAGCCAGAACCAGAGCCTGAACCAGAACCTGAACCAGAACCAGAACCAGAACCAGAACCCGAACCGGAACCTGAACCGGAACCAGAACCGGAACCAGAACCAGAACCAGAACCTGAACCAGAACCAGAACCAGAACCAGAACCTGAGCCGGAACCAGAACCTGAGCCGGAACCAGAACCAGAACCAGAACCTGAGCCAGAGCCAGAACCTGAACCAGAGCCTGAACCAGAACCAGAACCAGAACCTGAACCAGAACCAGAACCAGAACCAGAACCGGAACCAGAACCAGAACCAGAACCTGAACCAGAACCAGAACCAGAACCAGAACCTGAGCCGGAACCAGAACCAGAACCAGAACCTGAGCCAGAGCCAGAACCTGAACCAGAGCCT